TGGGGGCGCCGGAGTGGCGCCCCCGGGGGTTGGTTAGGCTTCCAGCACGGCGATCAGTGTGTCCAGCGCGGCGATCTCGAACTGAAGCGCGTCGCGCTCGCTCACCGCCATGCCACGGTTCCCAGCCCCGTCCCGCACCGACGCGGCAAGGGTCCGGGCGTCCTGCTCAACGAAGCGGGAGCAGCGGGACAGGTGTGAGGACCGCACGTTCGTGGCCACCTTGTTGTCCACGTCGAAGTCCAGCGCGATCTGGGTGCCGTTGGAGCGCGTCACGACAACGTAGCCGTGCGACACGAGGCAGCGGGTCGTGCGGTCCAGCATCTGGGCTAGCGTGGTGCGGTCGGCGCGGAGCGATTCGGTGAGGGCGATGGTCTGCATGGCGGGGGTCCTCTTTGAAGGGTGGCGCTACACGCGCATCGTGTAGCTGGAAGTATCATGCACCCCCCACATTCGCTTGTCAAGAGCAATCTGAAAGATTTTTCAAACTTTCTTTTCCACATTCTTGTGGAAAACTTCAGCGCATGGGCCAGCGCCAGCCTTCCAGCTACCGGAACGCGCTTCGCAGGTGCACACTTCAGCGCATCGCGTGCCCTCGCCCGTGCGCGTGAGTCCATAGAGAGCGCGTCGGGGATGGGGGGGAGGGGGTATCCCCCGAATCCGTCGTCGGGGGGAGGTAGACCACCATCACACGGTCAGGGTTGGCGCGGTACAAATCAAGACAACTGGCGCAATCGCGGGGACGGTGTAGTTTGCAGCGCAGTGGATGCGGTACAACTCAACGCAAGGAGCGCGTGTGGAAAAGACAGAGACCGTCGAGGCGGTGTTGGGGCTGATGGCGGAGGGCAAGACCGTCAAGGAGGCGGTGGGGGCGCTGAAGCTGGGGGTGACGGCGGGGACGGTACGGCGGTGGATGAGCGAGCGCGAGGACTGGATGGGGCGCTACCAGCAGACAAAGAAGCTGTTAGCGGCGGCGCTGGCGGAAGAAGCGATTACCGTAGCGCGGGAGAGTACGAATCACTCCAGCGCGGCAGATCGGTTGCTGATTGAGACGCTGAAATGGGCAGCCGCCAAGGCCAGTCCAGCGGAGTATGGGGAGCGCCAGACCGTGGAACATCAGGGCGCCCCAGTCTTGCAGGTGAAGATCGTGGAGGACGAAGCGCCAACCCGACAGGCGCTCTCCAGCGCCGAACAGGGGGCCATCACCGCAGGGATACTGGGAGCGCAAACCTTGGTCCTATCGTCTCCCGTCTGGGACACCGTCCCAGAAGCGCAGATATTGGACGACTAAGCAAAGAAAACCCGAAACATAGATTACGTTTTGGTGAAGATATGATGAAGTTTTGCTGGCGCCCCTTGACACGCGGTTTTCCGCGCAGAGAGATTGGGGGGAGGAGGGAGGGGGGCGGAAACGAACAGCCCGTCGCTTCGCGACGGTTGAGTCGCTAACGCGCCTCAAGGATAGAGAGAAAGACCGAATAAGAGTGAACCAGTTCACTCGACCACGAGAGGACGGTGCGGGGTGGAGCAGTGGTAGCTCGGCGGTCTCATACACCGCAGGCCGAAGGTTCGATTCCTTCCCCCGCTATAGGAGACCATTGATGCGCCCATCACAAGCCCTTCAGCGATGCGACTGGTGCAAGGAATGGGGGCGTCCACAGGAGACCCCGTTCTGCGCCAAGTGCGGCGAAGTGTATGTGCCGGTCCCCAACGCCGGTCCCCCTCGCTATACCACCCCGGAGTCGTGTGTCAAAACCGTGGACCCCTGACGACGAACAGACGCTCCGCGAGCTGACGGACGCGGGGCTGAAGATCGCGCAGATTGCGGCGCGGATGCAGCGCACCGTGGCGTCCATTCACAACAAGCAACACGCGCTGGACATCGGGACCAAGCGCAACACCCGGAAAGACTTGCCTCCGCTGGATCGGGCCATCTTCGAGGGGTCTGGGCGGATCACGAAAGACCAGATTCCGGAGTGGCTGGAGCAGCTCAGGCCCGTGGCGTTGCCTGCGCCAGAGAAGCCCAAGCGGACCGTGGAGCCGGGGCACTACACGCTGGTCGCCGGAGACTTCCATTTTCCGGCCCAAAGTAACGCCAGCCTTGCGATTTTGCTGGAAGTCATCAGCCAGTTGCGCCCCCAGCGCCTGATCCTGAACGGCGACACGGTGGACCTGCTGGCGGTGAGCAAATACCCCAAGGACCAGCGCCATGTCTGGGACCTGCGCCACGAAGTCACCGAGTTCCACAAGTTTCTCCACATGGCGCACAGTCTGGGCCGCGCATGGGGGATGGAGTTCGTGGAGACGGAGGCGAATCACAGCGGCAACGGGACCGCGTCCCGCTGGCATCGGTACCTAAGCGACCGTGTCCCCGTGCTGTACGGGCACCCCAAGGCCGAGCAGTTGCTGGAATATCAGACATGGTTCTACCCAGACTGGTGCCCGATCCGGCTCCAAGACCACGCCATGATCGCGGACGAGCTGCTGGTCCTGCACGGCGACATGGTCCGCAAACACGCGGCGTATAGCGCCAGAGGCCACGCCGAGAAATGGCACAGCAGCGTCATGCATAGCCACACGCACCGCATGGGCAGTAGCTTGGAGCGCATCCCGGCGGTCGGGGTACGCCCAGAGCAGGTCCGCCGGGCCTACGAGATTGGCTGTATGTGCGACTTGAACCCCAGCTACGTCAGCGCCCCGAACTGGACGAACGGCTTTGCCATCGTCTCGCACGGGGACGAGCCGGGGCTGTACGGGGTCGAGTTGGTTAACGTGGTCAAAGATCGCGCCGTGGTTGCGGCGCTTGGCAAAACCATCATTGCCCAGCCGGTGTGATATGCCCACCAAACGCACGGTCAGCTTCCCGGCGCTCCCCAAGACCCTCATGGCCCCAGCGGGGGAGGTCGCGGTGGTCCTCTCCCCCAAGATCAAGCACCCCGATGGGGATGAGTGCTGGGGCATCTGGGATGAGTCCACCCGCACCATCACGTTGGACAAAACGGCCATGAAACGGCACCAGTGGCGCGTCCTGTTCCACGAGTTGACCCATGTGGCGCTGGATGACGCAGGATTGTCCAACGGCATGAACTATGAACTGGTCGAGGCGGTCTGTGACGCCATTGCCAGTGCGCGGATGCGGGAGCGGTTCGGCTGATGGCCAGCGCCAAACCCAAGCTCAAGGGCGGCACCAGCGAGGCGGTGGTCCACCTCCAGCGTCAGCACCCGGGGCAGATGCACATTGTGGACCACCCGGCGCGGTTCAAGGTCGTCATGTGCGGACGCCGGTTCGGAAAAACCCAACTGGGGGTGCGCCGCGCCTGTGATGTGGCGCTGGCTGGCCATCCGGTGGGGTGGTTTGCGCCGACGTACAAGTACGTCTTGGAGGTCTGGCGCGAACTCCTCCAGCGCCTCAAGCCCGTGATTAGCCGGTCCAACGACCAAGAACGGCGCATTGAGCTGGTCACGGGCGGCATCATCGAAATGTGGACGATGGACACGCCCGACCCGGGCCTTGGCCGGAAATACAAGCTCGCGGTGATCGACGAGGCGGGGATCGTGCCCGAGTTGCTGGACCTTTGGCAACGCGCCATCCGCCCGACGCTGGTGGATTTGTCGGGGCACGGCCTGTTTCTCGGGACGCCGCGAGGGCGGCGGCACGGGTTCGTCGTGCTGTTTAACCGAGGGAACGACCCGAATGAGCCAGACTGGGCGAGTTTTCGTGCCAAGACGCTGGATAACCCGTACATCCCGGTGGAGGAGGTGGACGCAGCGCGTCGTGAACTGCCACCGGAAGTGTTCGCGCAAGAGTTTGAGGGAGTCCCGACCGACGATGGCGCCAATCCCTTCGGCCTCGACGCCATCCACAAGTCCGTTCGACCCCTTAGTACAAACCCTGTCGTCGTCTATGGCGTGGACTTGGCGCGTTCACTGGACTTTACCGTTGTCGTCGGCCTCGACGCCTACCGCAACATTGCGTTCCTTGACCGCTGGCAGGCGCCGTGGGCCGCGACCAAGGCCAAAGTAAGGGACATTGTCGGACAAACGCCCATCGTGGCGGACGCGACCGGTGTAGGCGACGCGATTGTGGCGGACCTCCAGACGATGGGGGTCGATGTGACCCCGCATGTGTTCACCCAACCGTCCAAGTTGCGCCTGATGCAGCGCCTTGTGGCCGCCTTTCAAGGCAACGAACTGGGGATTCCAGAGGGATGGCTGGTCGGAGAGCTGGAAGCCTTTGAGTTCATGTACACCGCGACGGGGGTGCGCTACGAAGCGCCCTCCGGCTTCCACGATGACGGCGTCATGGCGCTCGGCTTGGCGCTATACGGGTGGGATCGGGTGCAAGGTGTGGTTCCCGATGCGCCAACGGGCTTGCGTCTGGTGCGCGATGACCCTAATCTGGATGTGGATAACTCCGGCGAGCTTGTGGATAACCGCCGGAAAGCATTGTCAGGCGACTTCGTATCGCAACTTCCCGGAGGCTGGTGATGGAACAGGCGCAACATGGGATGGAGGCCGTGATTGCCAAGAGCGAGCGCGGCCCGAAGCGCCGCATGGCGACCAAGCGCAAGGGCGAACCCGGGAAAGGCCCCGGCATCGCCATCATGATTGCGATGGGGAAGCCCAAGCCC